AAAGGTAACATCATAAATGCATCCCGAATGTTTCCACCTGGTGCATCTACGTCTCTAAATTCTCCAGGTTGAATGGATTGTGCATCGTCTCTAATTCTTATTCCACGCTGTTTAAATCCAGCAGGTAAGTTAGATAGTGTTCCTGCATCAATTAATTGTCTTAATGCAGTTGTGGCTGTTCTTGATAAACCACCGATCATATGTATTAAACCAAAACCATAAAAACCAAGTCCCGGTAAAAATTTAAAGTGTACGAAATATTGAATTTTATTTCTTTTAACATCATTAACTTCATAGTTTCTTCTTATAGATAATACTTCTCTAGAATTTTCTTCTAGTGTTACAATGTAAGGTAGTTTAATTCCTGTTGGATCTCCTGCCTCATCAACATCTTCAAATCCTTCTAAATCTAAATTAACGTGACACTCTAATAAATTAAATATATCTTCTTCACGTCCTTTTGTTTGACCTTCTAGTTCACGTTCTTTTTGTTCAACTTCACTTTCATTAACAGTAGAAGGTTTTAATTCTACATCTCGATAAAAACCAGCAACTTGTTGTTTTCTTAATTCATTTTCAGAAACTTTTACTACGTGAATGATTGCATCCGCATCGTCCAATGAGGTAGCCGAATACGGAACAATCAAATCATCTGCAGGAACAAATTTAGAAACAGCTTTCTGTTCTACTTCATCATAATAAACTTTTTTAAATGATGATCCTGCTAAAGGTAAATAAAATAACATTTGATCAAAATCAGGTTCATAATCTTGCATCTGATCCATCAATTGATAATTCATAAAATCTTTTACACGCTGAGACTGTTGTTCTTTTTCAGGAGTTGCTAATCCTAAAACTTGAGTTCTAACAGGTCCTTCTGCCGGTAATAATTCTTTATAAGCTAAAGCTTGAAACTGAGTTACAGCTTCTGCTAATACTGGATGAGTTGCGCCAGATGCACCTTGAAAAGGTTCTGTTCTATTGTCGTATTTAAATCCTAAAAGATCTAAACCTTCTTTGTAAGTTCTTTCCCAATCTTTTCTAGAAGATTTATAATCTTGATAATTTTCATAAATTTCAGTTCCTAATTGTCCAAGAACGTTGTCAGGTAAATGTTGTGCTAAATTGTCAAAATGATTTATGTCACCTTCAATAGAAGCAATTGAAGGATCGTAATTAATATCTACAGACCCATCTTCGTTTTGAGTTACTTCTACAGGTTCACCTTGTTCCGAAACTTCTTTTTGTTCTTCTAAAGTTGCTTCTTCTATTTCTTCAGGTGAAGGTACGTTTATTGTTTGCTCTACGTTTGGTAGAGACTTGTCGATTTCTGCCATTTATTTTCTCCAGTTTTACAGGTGTAACACTATTGTATTGAATATTCAAGCCTTGAGGATTAGGTCCTGACTTAGGCGGTAATAGATGAGTCTTAGGATACTTCATTATTCTTTCTTTGATTTAAAGCCAATAAAGTTATCAAAAGAAGTTAAAATATCATCACTCATACCCTCTTCAATATCTTTAACATAATCATCTGGGCCAGATGCTCTGTAAACTTCTTCATAATCAATTACTTCAGGATTAGATACACCACCTTTTCCTGTAGCTTCATCAATATAAGATTCACCTGGTCGATACTCAATATAACCTGTTGTTCCTTTATCTGTTTCAAACTCGATATGTTTATGTCCTGATTGTACATCTTCAACATAAGTAATATTTTTATCAGGATGAACAATTCTAATTTCTCCTTCTTTTGTATAACTAGGTGTTCCTTCATCAAATAGTTTTTTTGATGCCATCATAAATCTTTCAAATGAATTATCTCTAATAGCAGCTTTAGCTGCAGTCTTAGCAACTGCTTTAGTAGCTGTTTTTGAACTGCCTCTTAATAATCTTCCTAATGGACCTAAGAAAGGAATGGAAGCTAATCCCATACCTATACCTTGAACAACTCTTCTTCTAGGTATGTCTATTTTTTCTTTTTTAGGTGAACCTCCTTTATCAAATTCCATTCTTGGCTCACCGGCAATTGTTTTTCCAAGAAAATCAAAACCAGTTGCTTCTGGTAATTCTTCCTGTTTAATAAAAGGTTGTTCTGGAATATCTACATCAGATATAACAGGTAATTCTCTTGTTGCTGCAGCCTGTTCTCTTTCCAAAGCTGTCTTTTGTCTATCTAAACCTAATCCCTCTTCAAACTTTTGTCCAAAAACATTTGCAACTTTTTCAACGGCAGTTACTTCTGGTGGAACATAAGCATTTGGATCATAGCTTCCAGCTCCTCGTCCCACGGAATAAGCTAGGCTTGGAACAAATTTTTCTTTTGCTTTAAGTGAATCATAAGCTTCTATTAAATTAGGATGTACGTCTTTGATGTAGTTTCTTTTTTGAGCTTCATCTTTGAACGCGGTTCCAACTCCTAATGTTGCTATGTTTGTTAAAATATCTTCAGTTGAGTATCCTTCGTTATAATCTAGAAGCGCGAACGGAGCTCCTAAACCAATTTCAGTTAAAGCAACTTTTGCAACTGCAGTAGCTCCAGGTTTTACTTTTCTAAGCACGTTAGAAAATTCTTGTGCTGCACTATCTGTCATTCCCATAAAACCTAATTCATTCATTTGTGCAATTGTACCTGCATCTAAAGTTTCCAATAATTCAGGAGCAACTCTTTTTGTCATTTCAGTAAACGATTCACGTCTACCACGAATTTCTTGTCCGCCTAAATATTCAGCCATTTCTTTTGGTAGTCTTGTTTCTAAAGTTTCAGCAACATTATCAACATAATTTTTAACTGCTTTAGCTTTTGTAGCTTCATCTGTAGATCTACTAAAAATATTATCTAACTTTCTTCTTTCAGCACCTTCTAATTTATTTTCAGGTGCTACTGAAAACTGAACATTAAAAGCATTACCTTTTCTACCGGCAACGTGATGAACGTGCATAGGAGAAAAGAATCTTCTATTACTAACATTAGTTGGATCGTAAGATGATCCGTAAATAACCTGATTTAATTCATCTCGTAATTGAGGTTTTGTTTGTAGAAATCTTTTTTTATCATATTCTTTTAAAGCTGTTTTAGAATCAATTCCATAAAACTCTTGGTTTTTATCAAGATGTTTTAAGAAGTTACCAAATGTAATTGGTTTCTTAGGAAAGTTTGTATCAATTAATTTTACACTTAAAGTATCTTGTAAATTTTTAGGACTTTTTTGTTTAGGGTTAGCAAATTGTATATGATATTCATTTTTTCCATATCTTTGTTCTTTTAAACCATTGATGATTAAATCTCTCCAAAACATTCCTTTAGCTGTTTTTTCTGTTGGAACTAAATCTTGATATAATGCTGGGCCTCTTCTTTCTTTAGCTTTTAATTTATATAATTCATATCTTTGAGGATCAGCTTTAACTCTTTCCATCACCTCTCGTTTTTGTTGTTGTCTTTTTTCTCTATATTCTGGATCAGTTGCATACTGTTCTTTTCTAGCAGCTTGACCACGTTTATTGTTAACTAATTGTCTTAAATCTTCTAAAGAATATTTTTTTGGATCAATGTTAAATTTTTTTGCTTGATCTATAATTTGTTGTTTAGTCCAACCAATTCCTCTTTGTGTTGGATTATTACTTGTTATACCTAAATCTTTTCTTTTTTTCTCAACTGATTTTCTATTATAAGATTGACCTGCTCTAGTTTTAAAACCTTGTTCATTTAATAGATTAGCAAACTCCGTATCACTACCAACAAAATCAGCATAAAGTTTTTTAAACTCATCGCCTGAAACAAATCCTGCTTCGGCAAAATTTAATCTTTCAACCTCAACTTCATCTGGTTGAAACATCTGTCCGTGAGACTCTCTTAATTGAAAACTAATTTTTTTTGGTTCTGGAGAAGTCAGATATGCCATTGTTTGATTAAATTTATTCAATGACATTTTAAACTCCTAATATGTGTGACAAGCCACCTTTTTTTAATTTTATTCTTCCACCTTTTGATTTTTTGTTTCTATCTATTTCCGCTAAAACATCTGCAAAGCCCATATCATCAAGTTCTTTTAATTTGTTTATTTCTTCAGTAGAAAGTTTTTTATCAACATTTTGTGCTTTTTGCTGCAAGTCTAAATACTCAAATCTTTTTTCTAAATCAGATAATTCTTCTATTTCATCAGGAGTAATTAATTTTTTGTCCCCAGACATTTCCATTTCTTCAAGTTTATTTTTTAAATAATTTAATCTTGATTTAGATACCTCTCCTGTTTTAGGATCTAATCTGCCTGCTTTGTATTGACCAAACATATAGTTTTCATATTCTCTTTGTCGTTTTAAGGCTTGTTCTGCTTCTTCAACAGTTCCTTCACTCAACCAAGTTTCTGTATCTCCTAAAAGTTCTGAATAGTCCTCAATCTCATCATCCGTAAGTAATCTTGATTTATTATTTCTTGGGTGAACACCTGTCTTTTCAATTTCTAATAATTCATCAAAAGATTCGTCTCCAAATAATTTTACATTTGGAAATTCTTTTTGCATTTCTTCGTAATTAATTTTACCAGCTTTTGTTTTTCCTTTACCACCCATTTCTTTTAGTTCTTGTGATTTCTTTTCAATATTTTTTACATCAGATGATAATCTAGACATAATGCCTTCAGCTTCTTCTTCAGTAGGCATCCAACCACCAGGTTTACCATAAGGAGAATCTGGTCTTGGTTTAAATTCAACTACCTTTGCTGCTTGTCTTGCTTCTTCTTGAGCTTGAAGTTTTAATTTTAAAAGATCAATACCTTCAGGTTTTCTACCTGTTCTTTTTACATATGCTGCAATTAAATTATCGTAGATTCTTTTAAACATTAATAATATACCCTCTTACGTTGTGGCTGTGGTTCTTCCTTGTAATCATCAGGATGCAATACAAACCCACCTTGCCTAAATCTCATAATAGCCTGAGTTGTTGAGTCAACCAAGTCATCATTATCACCAAAGGGGAACGCTGCGCATTCCTCAATGACCTCCTCTGCAAAATCTTGCATAGGTGCCCATATCATACCAGATTCAAATAAAGGTGCAACAGAATTTACACGTGTATGCTTATCGTTTCCTTTTGATGGGCTAAAGTTTACTACAGGTATACCCATTTTTCTTAATTCATCAGTAAGTGGTTGACCAGATGCTTTTGATTCAATGATGACTGTATCAGGGTCCCAATACTTCCATTGTTCATAAGCAGTTTGTTTTAGTTCAGGAAAATCCCATCTTCCTTTTTGACAATCTAATAATATTAAATTAGCACCGCTATCATCATTCTCATAAAATACTCCCCACGTTGTAATGGCAGAATAATCTGCAGATTCTTTTTTACTAAATGCTGTATCGTAAGATTGTATAACGTGTTTTAGTGCTGGTATATAATCTTTCTCCCAACGCTGCCACCATTCACGTTTTATGATTGCTCCTTCTTCTGAAGTTGGGTTTTGCATATATTGCGCATTCCATTTTGTAATACCAGCAGATGCTTTAACAGCTTCTAGTTCTGGTAACTTCCAATACTCTGGCCATAAGGGTTTACCTGATGGAAGTATGGCAGGAAATTCTATGACATCCCATTGATCAGCTTTAGCCTCTCGCTGCGCGCCTAATAGTTTTCCAGTTAGATCTTTTGTATTCCATCTTGTCATAACCAAGACAATTGATCCGCCAGGCTGTAAACGTTGACGAGGTCCTGATGTATACCATTCATAAGTTCTTTCCATTGCATCTCGGTTCATTGCATCTTGTTCAGTGTGCGGGTCGTCGATGATTAATAAATCTGCACCCCGTCCAGTAATTGCAGAACCTACTCCAGCTGCGTAGTACTCGCCACCATCAGATGTTTCCCATTTACCAGCAGCTTGAGAATCTTCCCTTAATCTAGTTTTAAAAACAGATTGATACTCTGGACTATCTAAAAGTTGTTTTGCTTTACGACCGAATCTAACGGATAGTTCCGTGGTGTTAGTTGATTGAATGATTTTAAGTTTAGGATTACGACCTACCATCCAAGCGGGCAGCAGGTAGCTGGCGAACTCAGACTTCGTATGTCTAGGCGGCATATTAATAATTAATCTTTTTAATTTGCCTTCTGCAATTTGATTAAATTTTTCTGCTACAATTCTGTGATGATTACCTTCAATGAAATCAGGCCACATATGTTTTACGAAAGACATAAAATCAGAATGTATTTTAGATTCCTTTTTCTTCTCTGTATATTTTTGAAAAGTTTCTAAGAATTCTTTTTGAACGTCAGTAGGTAATTTCTTTATCTTTTCTAAGTCGATTTCCATAAAATTTTTGCAAAATTTTTTTAGGTTTAATTTTGGAACCAAAAACAATTTAACGCTTATTTAAGTCTAAATCAAGGTGTAAAGGTGAATCTGTAGGGACCCCTTTTATATTGTAGTAATTAACTTGTTTAGATTAAAAGTAATTTGGAATTGGCTTGGGACCTCTCTCGATCCCCGACGCCGAGGGCCGAAGGCCCGAGGCGCGAAGCGCGGCGCCCGTTAGGGCGCCGCTCAACTTTAGTCTAGCAATGTCATATATGCTGATGGATTGAGTCTACTAAATTTGTCTAATCCTTTCTGTAATGTTTCGTAGTCCTCGTTTTCTTCTGCTCGTTTAATGTTATCATAAAGCACAGCCTCGGCTTTAGTTAACATCTCAGATAACCCTGAGTATGGGTTAGTTCTTTTGTGGTCTCTTATATCATCTATTGTTATTGTTAGTGCCATATGTTTCCTTTCTGTTTATATATAGGATAATACATTATCTATTTACATTGTCAACCCTTTCTATAACTGTTTCTGTATATGCCCGCCTAGTTCCCCAATTATATTCTTCTTCGGGGTGGTGGACTTTCTTAACCTCTATAGGTGTTTCTAGCGGCTCGGGTCTCGGTCCTAAAGCCACAAATTGAGCAAGATGTTTATGTTCATAATCATCAAGACATCGTTGACTACAAAAATGACCCCATTTGCTTGTTCTTCTCCATTCACAATCTAAAGCAATCTTTCTAGTTCTTAAAACTTTAGAACCTTTCACACCTCGGACCCTATC